CAACAGAGGGATTTGGTGAGGGATCAAGAAATAATTCACTATTTAACATAGCTGTATACTGCAAGAAAGCTTTTGAGGATTGGGAAAATCAGGTAGGACAATACAATCAAAAATATATGGACCCACCATTGAGTTATCAAGAGGTGCAGCTGGTAATTAAATCTGTTACTAAAAAAGGTTACGATAAATACAGATGTAAAGAGCAACCAATATGTGGTGTGTGTAATGCTGCAAAGTGTAGAACAAAAAAGTTTGGTGTTGGTTTTGAAGAAGAGCAGATGCCAGAGCTAGATACTCTTACAAAGATAACATCTAATCCACCACAATGGTTTTTAAATGTTGGCGGCAAACGTGTAGAACTAAAAACAGAACAGCTACACAATCCTAATTTGTTTGCGATAGCAGTATTAGATCAGGCAAACGTAGTATCACCGATACCAAAAGCACAAGACTGGAGGGAGGTTTATCTAAAAACTTTGATGAATAATTTACAAGAGATAGAACCACTGGAATCACTAGATCCAATAAATCAGATAGTAAATCTATTGTATGATTTTACAGTCAACAGACCTGCTGCAAGAACAAAAGAAGATATGCTAAATAAGATGTCCTGGACTGACGACGGCTACACATACTTTAGGATGGATGACTTTTATTCTTTTTGCAAACGTAACAACTGGGAGATGGATAAAATTAAAACAGGTAATTTAATTAAAACACTTAAAGATATTTTTGAAGACGAGATTAGAATGACTTTAAAGAACCAGACACCAAGAGTCATAAAAATAAAAGCGATGAGAAAAACAAAACCAGAGATAAGCCAAGAGAAATATCAGGAGACGCCGTTCTAATGAAAACAATAATACTAGGACCACCAGGAACAGGCAAGACAACAACACTACTAGATTTAGTGGATGACTTTTTACGGTCAGGCACAGACATAAAAAAGATAGGATACTTTTCTTTTACAAAGAAAGCTGCATGGGAAGCAACACGTAGAGCAGAAGAAAAGTTTATGTTGGACCACAAAGATATACCATATTTCAGAACACTACACTCACTAGCTTTTAGAATGTTGGGTGCAAAGAAAGAGACTGTCATGGGTCATGCAGACTATAGGGACTTTGGTTTGAAATGTGGCATACCCATCAAGACAGCTTGGTACGAGGATGGTAACGGCACATTCAATTCTGACAACCAATATTTACGTTTAATAAATAAAGCACGAGTTTTAGAGATACCTGTCTTAGATTTGTTTGACAGAAACCAGCATGGTATGGACATAGAACGAGATCTATTATATCTTTTAGATCAAGAACTTAAACGATACAAAGAAGAAAAAGGACTTATTGATTACAATGACATGGTTTCAAAATTTATTGAGCAAGATATTTCGCCGTCTTTTGACGTATTATTTATTGACGAAGCACAGGACCTCTCACCTTTGCAATGGCGAATGGTCAGGACTCTATGGGCGAAAGCAGACAAGACCTACATTGCAGGGGATGATGATCAGGCTATATTTAGATGGGCTGGTGCTGATGTTGATACTTTTATCGCTCTTAAGGACGAAGTAGATTACGTCGACACATTAAACCAATCTTACAGGATACCTGGTGGACCGATACACGAGTTGTCACAAAAAATTATTAGGAATGTTTCCAACAGGTATGACAAAGACTATTTACCTAGACAAGAGATGGGTGACTTAACAAGATACTCTGATGTCACGCAAGTAAACATGTCACAGGGTGAGTGGTTGGTGTTGTCATCAGCCAATCATTTTCTTGATGACATAAAAGACTTGTGTGAATTACAAGGTTGGTACTATTCACACAAAACAAAAAACTCTGTTAAACTAGATTTACTTCTTGCAATACAAACTTGGCAGAGGTGGAGAAACGGCGAACAATTATTACCGGTTGCATCAATAAAAAATATTTATTCTTATCTTGGAACTAACGTAACCAAAGGTTATCAAAAAGGTAAAACAATGGATGATAACGAAGAGGGTTACTACATCGAAGAGTGCATCGAGAACCACGGATTACAAACTCAAGATGTTTGGTACAAAGCGTTTGCAGGTTTGGATACCAACACAGAAAACTATATTCGTAATATGCTAGCGAACAAAGAAAGTTTTAAACAAAACCCACGCATAACTTTATCAACAATACATGGAGCTAAAGGAGGTGAAGCCGACAATGTATTACTTTTACCTGATATTACTAAGTCTGCTGTTGATCACAACGATATTAATCCAGATGAATTACATCGTCTTTTTTACGTAGCAGTGACGCGTGCAAAAAAATCTTTGCATATATTAGAACCAAAAAATTATGACAGGGCATACATTATATGAAAAAACCTAAAGCAAATAGATTAAGCGAGGAAACAAAAAATTTAATTTTACGTCTTTTTAAAGAAGGCTTAAGACAAAAAGATATTTGTGAAAAATTTAATCTTGGTAAGTCTACTGTAAATTATATAGTAAGACCAAAGACAAGAGAAAGAACAAAAGAAAGACAGCAAAAACGTAGAACTGTTTTTATAAGAAAGATAGATTCTTTTTTTGACAGACAGAAAAAGAAAATTAAAGACCCACGTAAAATGTGGAAAAGACCAGAAAGAAGATTTAAAAACAAAGTGCGTTCTATTTTTAGGGACACAAATGATTCATCGAAAGGACTAGATATGAAAACAAGAGAACAACAGGTTAGAGATTTTCTTTGGCCAATAAACAATAAAGATAAACATGGAAATGAATACCCATATACTGTCTGTGCTTTTACAGGTAAAACAGTATCTGTTATGGCAGCTGAAGGAGAAGTTGATGCCATGAGTTTTGATCACATTGTCGCTGTTTCAAAAGGAGGCGCTAATAGTTTAACTAATATACAACCTTTGTCTCAGAGAATTAATGAAATGAAAAAAAACGATACTAATGAAGAGTTTTTTTCAAGAGTAAGAGATGTTGTAGAAGGGCCTGCCTATAAAGAGTGGTTAAGTAAAAAATGAGTGCGTACAAAACACAGGTTGGGGGTAGTCATTACAAAAAATATAAGATACAGCCTAGCGAATTTATCAATAAAAACAAGTTGTTATTTGCTGAGGGATCAGCTATAAAATATATTGTAAGACATCAAGACAAAGGAGGCAAAGAGAGCCTCGAGAAAGCAAAACATTTTATAGATATGATAATTGAAAGGGACTACAGTTGAGGACACTACAACAACCACTATTTACGCCAGAGACTGAATGGGTGCCTCCAGACAGATTACCAGATTTATCTAGTCACTCAGAGATTGCGATTGACTTAGAAACGCGAGATCCAAACCTGACAACAATGGGATCAGGTTCGGTAAGAAGGGACGGGGAAGTAGTCGGCATTGCCGTTGCGGTCGAAGGCTGGGCCGGCTACTTTCCTATCGCGCACGAAGGTGGTGGGAACATGGACCGCGCACTGGTCTTAGATTGGTTCGAAGAAGTTTTACACACAACATCTACAAAAATATTTCATAACGCCATGTATGACGTATCCTGGATACGATCAATGGGCTTTCAAATCAACGGTGGTATCATTGACACAATGATCGCTGCAAGTTTGATTGATGAAAACAGGTTTAGTTATACATTAGATTCTATTGGTAAAGATTATATTGGCATGCGTAAGAATGAGAAACTTTTACAAGATGCTGCAAAAGACTTTGGCGTCAATCCAAAAGCAGAGATGTGGAGATTGCCTGCACCATTTGTTGGTGAGTATGCAGAAAAAGATGCAGAGATTACACTGAAGTTATGGCACGCACTGCAACACGAAATATCAAAACAAGATCTGTGGAATGTATTTAATTTAGAAACGAATCTGTTTCCGTGTTTGGTCGATATGAAATTTAAAGGTGTGCGCGTAGATGTACAAAAGGCCATGTCTGTCAAGGCACAGTTACTAGAGACAGAGAAAAATTTAATACAAGATATAAATAAGATCGCAGGTTTTGACGTAGAGATATGGGCTGCTGCATCGATTGCAAAAGCGTTTGAGAAAGAAAAGATACCTTACGATAGAACAGACAAAGGTGCACCAAGCTTTACAAAAAACTTTCTTGCAACACACCCAGCAGAACTCCCCAAACTAATTAACGAAGCAAGAGAGATCAACAAAGCAAACACAACTTTCATAGATACGATACTCAAACACGAACACAACGGCCGCATACACGCAGAAATAAATCAGATACGATCTGACCAAGGCGGCACAGTGACAGGTAGATTTAGTTACAACAATCCAAACCTCCAGCAGATACCAGCACGACACAAGCATCTTGGACCGTTGATTAGAAGTTTGTTTATACCAGAAGAGGGACACACCTGGGGTTGCTTTGACTACAGCCAACAAGAGCCAAGAATTTTAGTGCACTTTGCATCATTGATGAAACTAGAGGGTACAGGGACAATTGTGGATGAATACAGGAGTGGCAGTGCAGACTTTCACCAGATGATTGCTGACATGGCAGGCATAGATCGTAAACAAGCAAAAACAATTAATTTAGGTATCATGTATGGCATGGGTAAGAACAAACTTATGGCAGAGCTAGGATTGATGAAAGATGCTGCAGAAAAATTATTAAAAACGTATCACCAAAAAGCGCCGTTTGTAAAAATGTTATCAGAGGCAGTAAGTCGACGAGCAGATGACAGTGGTAAAATCAGAACGATTGGTGGAAGATTGTGTCATTTTGATTTGTGGGAGCCCCATGGTTTTGGAATAAAGAAACCACTACCCCACGCCGATGCGCTCAGGGAGCACGGACCGGGGATTAAACGCGCTTTCACATACAAAGCACTAAACAAACTAATACAAGGATCAGCTGCTGACATGACAAAGCAATCTATGTTAGCGTTGTACCAGGAAGGAGTAATACCACATGTACAAATTCATGATGAACTTGATATCTCAGTGGCAAGCTTACAGGAGTCAGAAAAAATTATTGATATTATGGAGCAAGCGGTTGAGTTACAGGTCCCGAACAAAGTAGATTTTGAAAAAGGAGATAGTTGGGGTGATATAAAATGAAGGACGCTTACGATTCAATAATGAATATAAAAACTAACGCTTTGAAACATTTGCCGTTTCAAGTTAAATTCATGTCTATGCAGGTTCTTGCATGGATGTGGTCTGCTGTGTTTGGCATTTATATAGTAGAAAGTATTTATGCTTTTGGTATATCTGCTTTTGCTCATGCAGGAGTGATTACGATGACAGTATTAACGGCCATATATTTCAAACAAGTTAGAAATAAAAAGTGAAATACGATAAGGATGATTTAGCTGAGATCACGCTAGGTGTATGTGATGGTTGCAATAATTATGTGCCTTTCATACGCCTGTCTGAGAAAAAAGACTCCAAAGTGTTTAAATGCCTGTCCTGCGGGCATCAATACAAACAACTGGTCAACGGCAAAATACAATTCGTGCACTTAGATGAGATATATAAAATTGCTAAATAACAGCTGCCCGCCTCAGAATGAGACGAGCAGGCAATTGAAAGGTGTGAAGATCCTTATAAAATAAATTAAAATAAACTATTGTCAAATATTATATTTGCACTATATTATCCCATATAATAACACAATAAAGGAGATAAAATGAAACACACAATAACATTTACAGTTAAAGACGATGGCGTAGAAAATCTTAAGTTTGATAAAAGTTGGGAAAATCAAAGCGCTGTTTATAAATGGGATCATTTAAATGACTTGGTAACAATGTTAAGTAAAGAATATCAATCAGAGGGTGAAAAATTTGAAAAGGAGGTAATTAATGCCTGATATAAGTAAATTTAAGTCAGTATCCGTATCAACGGACACTCACGCAAAACTTTTAAGTCTAGCACAAAACAGGTTCGAAGTGCCAGTAAGTGTGCAAAAAGTTATAGAATTTTTATTAGAAAAAGAACTAAAGAGGAAAAATGGTAGATCTAACGGGCGATCACGAGGTTAAAGCCATCTGTCCCAGATGCTTTGGAAATGGCTTTATTCGTATGCCAGCAGGCTGCGCACATCAGATAAACTGCCCACAATGTGACAGTCAGGGACATGTATGGTTGCCAGCAAGTCAATGTCGGGTTAATGTGGAGGGAGGAATCGAACCAAAATGGATGAAAAGTGGAGAGACCATATGAGTCTTATAGAGAGGCGTATAGAAAACTTAATAAAAGTTATGAAAGATGCCAAAGACTATGACATGAAAATCATATGGAATAATAAACTACAACAGCTTTTTGATAGAAGGAAGGCTAAAGCATATGAAAGACTTGAAGATCAAGCTCGAATGGTCCACTAGTGATCTACTGGTGTGGGTAATTTTAGCCATGGGTATAGGATTAATGATTGTAAATCTTGTCACTATCTATAATATATACAGTGTAATTGAAACGATGTGGCTAGAGATACAGCAGGTCAAAGAAACAAATATCAGTCTTTACCAATTTATCGAGGAGCATCGAAATGACTTTGATTAAGGAAAATAAAGGTGTGAGAAAAGAAATCCCTAATAGGATGAGGAGTGCAACTTTCGCGTTACCAATCGATGAACGTCGAGTGGTGGGCATATTAGATTATGTAGCAAGTGAAAGTGGAGTTACTCCCATGGCGTTCTGGATCAAGCTCAAGCCAACAGATTCATATTTAGATAGAGAGTTACGCGCAAGCGGCAAGTTAATATCAAGATGCCTACAACACGGCGAGTCCTTGAAAGATTTAGTTGACACCCTATCTCAAGATAATGTGGTTGGTCAAATGGCAAACTATCTGCACAAGAACATGGAAGATATTATTTTAGGTAAACAACCAGACAAGAAACAGCGTATGCTATCGACAGATCCATACGCAATGAAGGAGTAAACATGGACCATTGTATAGTTTGTAATAAAGAAACCACTTACGATTTTTTTCATCAGGCTACAAACATTTGTTGTGATTGTATAGATGTTGAAGACGAAGATGTTGAAAAAGAAGAGTAATGGCCCAAGACGGTAAACACATACCATCTAAGAAGTTTAAAGATAATTACGATGGTATTTTTAGAAAGAAGAAAAGGAAGAAAAAGAAATGATGGAAGAGTTTGAAATAGAATGGATACCAGAGGACACAGGCGCGGTGTGCGAAGCCGAAGATGTGTTTTTAGACGTACCAGCACACACGATTGATAAATTGTGTAAAGCAAAGTTCGGACACACCAACTGGGCACGGATGGGACAGATGTCACCTGAAGAGCTGGTCGGTAATCCATGCGAGTTTGATTATGATAACGGGGTAATATTTTTTAAGAATGCCCACATGGTATGAAAATTGTCGATAAGTACGTATACCCAAAAAGTTCACGAGCAGCTATTGCAGGGCTTAGGCATTACACGGTCGACGGAGAAGAGAGAAAACTACCGTCGGTCACCACTGTTCTTGGACAAACCCAATCAAAAGAAAAGCAAGAAAGTCTTGAGCGATGGCGGCAAAGAGTCGGATTGCGCGAAGCTCAAAAAATTACGAGAGATGCTGCCATAAGAGGGACAGCAATGCACAAGTACCTCGAAGATTTAATCCGTGGACAGCGGTCCTTGGACCTGACAGAGATAGGTGTTGAAGCGACGAATATGGCTGAAATAATCGTGGAGCGGGGATTGAATGACTGTTCAGAAATTTATGGCATAGAGGCTACCCTATTTTACCCAGGATTGTATGCGGGTAGTGTAGATTTGATCGCAAAGTATAAAGATAAGGTCAGTATTATTGACTTTAAACAAACGAACAAACCGAAACAAAGAGAGTGGATCGGGGATTATTTTTTACAAATGGCTGCGTATGGCATGGCGCATGATGCGGTATATGGTACCAGTATCGAGCAAGGTGTTATTATGATGTGCAGTAAGGATGGCTTTTACCAACAGTTTATGATAGAAGGAGAAGAGTTTAGAGACGCAAAACACAAATTCTTGGGGAGATTAAATGAATTCTACAACAGTATGGATAATAACAGCGATGCTGTGGTATCAGGGGCCGGGTGATTATGGTTTCACAAGTTACGAGGCAGAACAGTTCAAGGGACGTGGAGAATGCTTGGATTACATCTGGGACAACAAAGCAAACCTGGTTGAAGAACTGTTTAGAATACATGGCATCCATGCAGACGGACGTCGGCTCAAGACATGGGGCTTCTATTGCGAGCCAAAGAAGATCAACATCGACGAAGTGTGACATTTTTGCAACACCTAACAATCCGTACTATAGTGGAGATTTGACCCCCCAAGTAAAAAAATTTTTTCTTTTTAGAAATAGAGGCGGTAACGGTAAATTTTTAACTAAATGTATGAATTTACTAGATAAACAGTCTACCACGACGATTTTTTACGCGGTAAGTGGCGGTAGAGTAGGTCAATTTTTGGCAGTTTTTGTACACTTGGCGTGCGAGGCAATTTTTTGTTTTTATTTTTTACGCGGTAGACCCAAATCTCCACTAATAGTATAAATAGATATGGCAAAGAAAGAGAGTAAGAAAATAACAGATTCTATGATTGTCCCGGCAAACGGCAGGCCGGAGGAAGTTAAGGTTGGTTATAGAACAATCAAGATAAAATATGTTAGACCTGATTTTATCATGGACGATATGATGGAGAGCTACGGTGAATACAGGGCCAGAGAGGGTGTTATCTATATTCAAGACCAGCTGGTACCACAAGAGCGTTGCAATACTACATGGCACGAAATCCTGCATGCGGTGGTTTATATCTTTAGTCTTAATCAAGCAAACGGTCCACTCAAAGAAGATGATGCAGAAGAATTAGTAGTAAATACAATATCTAATGCAATGATGGGTGTATACAGAGACAATCCGTGGTTGTTAGATATGCTTAAAAAACATCTCAATGACATCGATAACTGACGATATTTTAACTTGGTCTGAAAAATATTTAGAGCCAAAGAATGAATACTTAGGTGATGTTCCGGTTTGCCCCTATGCTCGCATGGCTAGAATGAAGAAAACATATAGAGTTTTGGAATGCCACGACCACGATAAGTTTCTCGACACAATACTAGAAGGGGTGGAGCTGGCAAAAGATCCAGATATACAAATAGTTATGGTTGGGTGTGATGACATACAATACGAGGTTGAAGAACTAAGTGCAATAATACATGCTTACAACCTAGTGTTTGTACCACAAGATATATATTTAATGGGTTCACACCCGTACGATGAGGAGGACGAGGAGCCCATAGAGTTTTTAGATACAGGAGATTGGGAATCAGCCAACACCTTTATGATGATATTGATACAAAAGTTTGACGAATTAGAAAAAGCTAGTGACAATCTTCGTAAGACTGGCTATTATGACAAGTGGCCTTCAGATTACTATGAGGGCACAGTTTTAAAACGTAAATCTTATAAGAGGTACAGACATGGCACTTAAAGAACCACCAGCTGGTAAAAAAGGCAAAGGTCTTCGGAAACTACCCAAGGCTGTCCGTAACAAAATGGGATTTCTCAAAGAAGGAGGAAGTGTAATGCCCGGATCAAAAAAGAAAATGCTTAAGAGAGGCGGCATGGCTAAAAAGAAAGCTATGAAAAAGAAAAAGAAACGCGTTATGAAAAGAGGCGGCGGCATGATGAAACCTAAAATGATGGGTGGAGGCATGGCCAAAAAGAAAATGATGAAGCGTGGAGGACGCGCTCAGTAATGACTAAACTTTGTCCCAGAGGTAAAGCAGCTGCTAAAAGAAAATTTAAAGTTTACCCAAGCGCATATGCAAATGCGTACGCTTCTAAAATATGTGCAGGTAAAATTAAAGATCCCTCTGGGGTAAAGAGAAAAGACTTTCGTGGTAAGAAAGCAAAAGGTGGTTTGATAGAAGCTACCAAAAAATTAAAAGCACAAGGTTTAAAAAATGGTGGTCGTGTTGCAAGAGGTTGTGGTGCAATAATGGCTAACAGAAAAAAAGTAACAAAGTTCGCATAACATGTCTGGTCACAAAGGACTCGATAAGTGGTTCAAACAAGATTGGGTTGATATTGGCTCCAAGAAAAAAGGTGGAGGCTTTGCAAAGTGTGGACGATCAAAACAAAAGAAGGATGCAAAAAGAAAATATCCTAAGTGCGTGCCAAGAGCAAAAGCAAACAGAATGACAGAGAGCCAGAGAAAATCTGCTGTATCTCGTAAAAGATCAAAAGCACAAGGTGTTGGTGGTAAACCAACAAACGTTGCTACCTTTGCCAAAAAGAGAAAAAGAATGGGCATGGGAGGAATGGTGTAGTGGCAGACCCAAAAGTAGGGACTGGTAAAAAACCAAAAGGCTCAGGAAGGAGACTGTACACAGATGAAAATCCGAAGGACACTGTACGTATTGCGTTCGCGACTCCGCAAGATGCCAGGAAGACTGTGGCGAAGG